GAGCTGACTGGGAGGGCGTCAATCCACAAGGCCGAGCCTGTCTGACTGGCGCCGTTGACCAAGGCACAGCGGGCCACTGAGGGCGAGTCGATGATTTGAAAATTGTCGGCTGCGCGGCCAGAGATGAAGTCGCCCACGCCTGCGTAGGTCAGAACGCCAGTGGCGGCCGCCGTCACGTGTTTCAGTCCGGCAGTTGTCTCGGTTGCGCCCGTGACCAGCTCGCCGCCGCCGGCAGTGGTGCCGAGCGTTAGGCGCATCCGGACATTCCCACGGCCAGCGATGACGCCGGCGCGGAACAAGTACTGGACGGTGTTTGCGGTGGTGGTGCTGGCATACGCGCTGCGGTCGGCCACGACGGCTGTGCGGGTGAGCCGGAGCTTTCCGGTGTCAGCCGCGAGCACCAGCTCGGCGTTGGAGGAGGTCCAGCCGGTGGTTGCCGCGAAGGTGACGTTAGAGAGCAGCTCGGTCGATGCGATGCTGCCCTGTTTGGTGTACGAGTCGTCCTCAATCCAGATGCGATTTGAGCGACCGCGCAGGCTGGACAGAATCCCGACAACGCGAGAACGGTCGGAACCAGACAGCGCTTGAAAGTTCATCGTGCAGCCGAACCGGGTGCCAGGGCGCGAGACCGTGCGAGTGACGCCGGACAGCGCCGAATTGAAAACGGCGGTGCTGTCGATGATGCGCCATTCGACGGACGAGGGAACAATGTCAGCCGGCCAGAAAAGTTCAGCCATCAAGCTCTCCCGAACGCGCCGCGCGAGTAGTCGTCGTATATGGTAGCCCGAGCCAGTTCAACAGCCCGGCGGGTGTTGGCCTCGAGGATGGCCGGCAGTGCTTTAACGAGGTCAGCGGTTGCGCCTCGAGCGTCCACATTATAGACCGGCGCGATGGTCATTCCACCGCCCATCTTGTTGTTCGGAACAATCGAGCCACCGGAACTTGGCACGAACATCTCAGGCCCGCGCTCGCCCACCATGTAGGCGCGGTTGTTCATGACTGGGCCGCCAATAGCCTTGCCCATGCCTGCGAGCAGGGCTGTGCCGATGGTGCCAAAGCCGCCACCGAGGTTGCTCATCCAGCCGAAAAACTGTTTCAGGATGGCAGCCGATGCCGCCTGAGCAATCATCTGGCGAACGGTGGTTATGAAGCCCTTGAGCATTCCACTAAGCCCGCCCTTGAACGGGTCAAAAAGGAACTGGGCGAAGGCGTCCTGCATATTGCGGCCAGCCTGCTCCGCGATGGAGGTCATCAGCGACGAGGTTTCCTCGGTGGCTGTTCCGAGCTTCTTCATTTTTACCTGAACTTCAGGCAGCACCTCATCGAGGTAGGCCAGCCACCGGAACTTTGCTTCTTGCTCTGACATATCATTGCCAGCGAGCGAATCAATTAGCGCATTTTCAAAGTCTTGCATGGCTCTTTGAGCCTTCTGCAAGTCAGTCTCGGTCTTTTGCAGCCATTGCTCGCGCATCTGATTCGAGGAATCAAGCGCGTTATTTGATGCCAGTTGAGCTGCTTCGGCTTGCTTGGCCAATTTTTCAGCAGCAGCAGCGGCCGCGGCAGCGGCAGCGACCTTAGCACCAGGGGCGTCTCCGCCAGCGGCGCCAGCCGGGGTCATGCCGCCAACGCCAACGCCAAGCAGCTTTTGCTGTCGAAGCTCAAGCGCGGCAAGTTGTTTGTCAGTTTCTGCTAATTGAGCTTTAAGGTTTCCGGGATCTGCCGCAGTTTTAAGCATTGTCGCCATATTTTTTCGCGTTTCTCTTAAGCGAAGAATCTGGCTGTTTAGTGCGTCTGCTGAATCGAATCCACCAGTCATGAAAAAGTTAAGCGTCTTCAAAGCAGGCACAACATATTGAGCAAGGGTTCCAGAGAATGTTCTCCAAGAAGCGCTCATTGCATCAATCTGGTCATCGACATCTGCAAGGTTTGCAATCTGAATTTCGCTCAAGGTCAAACCGAGCGCCTTGCCCTGCTCCATCATTGTCTTGATGCTGCCGGCGCCTTGCTTCGCAAGTGGAATAATGTCGGCGACGCTTTTGCTAAAAATGTCGGCGCCAACAGAAGCCATCTCAGATTCTGTTTTCAGCTTACCCAGTTGGCCAACCAGCAAAACGAACTGCTGTTCTGGGCTGAGTTTCTTAAGTTGCTCCATCGAAACGCCAAGAGCAGCCAATGCGCCGTTAGCGGTCTTGCTGCCCGATTGAGCTTCGCCGATGCTCTTGTTCATCTTGCCGATGGCATTGGCAAGAGACTCAAACGGCACGTTAGATTTCTCGGCCGCATACTGGAGCTCAGATAGCGTCGAGGCGGCAATGCCGGAGGACGCAGAGAGCCTAGAAAGCTCCTCGCCCATTTTGGCCATGTCCTTTACCATCGAAATGCCCGCGGTCAGGCCGATGGCGCCGAACATCGTTTTCATGGCAGAGCCAACGGCGCTGGCGTTCTGCTGCAATCCTTTCAGGGAGCCTTCAACGGCCTTGATCGCCGTGGCAGTACGGTTTTCGGCCGTAAGGATTACTTTCGCTGTTTGGTCTGCCATTGCCGTTCAGTCTCCTCGTGTTCCATCTTCAGCGTTGCGATTAGGTACGCAAAGTCGCTTTCTGGCATTTCAAAGATTGACTGCGGGAGGACACCAAGCCGGAGCGCCATTGCGTAGATGCTCCTGAGCTCGGTGTCCTTTCTCAGTTTTTTTCGGCGTCCTCGACCGACAGACCGCCGGCAGACATCTCGCCAACCACGCGGGAGATGACATCGGCGTCGTACTCGGTCATCAGCTCGCGCTTTTCCGGCATCGAAAACAGCTTTTTGCCGCTATTGTCACGCGCCCGAACGATGAGCGAAACCGCCATTGCCTCGAGGTCGAGCACCGTGTGGCCGTCCTCCTGCCGAGCCAACAGGTAGATTTCCCGGCGCTCCTGCAAGGTCATGTCCGGCCAGTACCAGATTGAGGTTTTCCACTCCGGAACCGAAATCTCGACCAGCGTATCGGGCGAACGGCGAGCCTTGAACGACTCCTTCGCCGCGTCTTTCCAGTGAGCCATTAGGCGGTGCCTGTAGTCAGCACGCCGTTGCCGACGAAGGAGAAGGCGATTTCCACGACGGCGCCACGCGCCACCGTGCGGGTGATTTCAGTCACCAAAACGTCGCCGTAGTAGTAGATGTCGCCCGTGGTTGCGCCTTCCGGGTACAGCTTCAGCGCCACGTTCGCGTTCGGAGCGATGGCCACCTGCCCGGTGGTGTCGGTCTCGTCCCAGAAAGCCGAGACGGAGCCAGACCAGCTCGTGATGGCCGTCGTGCTGTAGGTCTTGGCGGTGTCGCTGAGGGTTGTGTCCTCGGCGTATTCGGCGGTAGCGGTAAAATTGAATCCGGTGACTTCGGCGACGGTATTCGCGCCGACTTTCACCAGCCCTTCGGTGCCGTGATGATTTGCCATTTTTCTCTCTTAGACGGTGGTGGTGGTGAGCGCGCCGTTGCCGACGAAGCTAAAGCTGATTTCCGTCACAGCGCCGCGGGCTACCGTGCGGGTGATTTCCGTCACCAGCGCGTTGCCCGTGTAGTAGGTGTCGGCCGAGGCGTAGCCTTCGGGCGCCAGCTTCAGGACCACGTTCGAGCCGGTCGTGAGCGCGAGCTGGCCGTTGGTGTCGGTCTCGTCCCAAAACGCCGTAACGCTGCCGGACCACGAGGTGATCGCCGCCGTGTTGTACGTCTTCGCCGTATCAGCGAGCGTGGTGTCCTCCGCGTATTCCGCGGTCAGGGTAAAGTTGAAGCCCGTAACTTCGCCGACCGTATTGGTGCCGACTTTGACGAGGCCTTCGGTTCCGTGATGATTTGCCATTGATGCTCCTTAAACTGCTGTGTCTGCGTCGGTTTCGACGGTTCGGTATGAGACGAGAAACTCCATCCGCGCCGAGCCGATGGGGGCGTCGCCGTCGAAGGAATGCGTGATTGCGGTCGAGGCGAGAACGGTGTCATCAGCCAAGCCGTTAAGCGTGTAGTCAGCCGCGATAGCCTCCTCGACCTTGACGCAGAGTGCGTCGAGCGCGTCATCGAGGTCTGAGGTTGCCCTGGTTATCACCTCGACCATCAGCGACAGGGTGCGGGTCAGCTTTCGCGGGTAGGTCAGCGTGGCCGGCTCGACTGACTCCGCATTTGTGTAAATCAGCGCTGCCTGAGCGCCAGCGGGGACGATAAACACCCGAGACTGGCTTATGGTGGTCGCAACGGCTGCTGCCGTTAGCAGGGAGCCGACGCGCTCGCGGATCTGCTGGCGAACGTGACTCATGCCGGCGCCTGCAAGCGAAGCCGGGTAACGCCTGTTCCGTCCGGCTCAATGTTCCGGACGATGTAGGCCGTGGCGTCGATGGTCAGCGTGTCGCCCTGCACCGCGCCCGAGGGAACCTGTGAGGACTGCATCAGGAACTCAGGCTCTGCCGAGGCGTAGCCGACCTCGGCAATGTCCACGGTGACGTAGAGATTGTCGAAAATGCCGATGACCGAGGAGGTGGTGACGCCCCGGCTGTAAGTCGCCGTCACGCCAAAGTCATTGATGCCGAAAAGCGCGGCCCGGTCTGTGGCGGTCTCAACGGCCACGAGTGCGGAGCTTCTGCTTCAGAGGGGCGTCATTAGGGGGTAGCGCCGGCGCGTCTTCTACGGGCGCTGGCTGCGGCATCTGCCACGGCAAAGCGCGGCCCATGCCGAGCAGCTCGTTCGCCACCTCGTTCGACACCTCGACCACTTGGCCGATATCGTGGTGTTCGCCGCCGAGCCTAATGGCTCGCGTCAGTTGGATTTTTCGTGCCATTGTTTGTTCAATTCCTTGTCAGTGAAACGGACGCGCTCGGGGCGCTCCATCTGGTCGCGCACGGTTAGCCAGGGCGAACAGTCCTGTCCCATAACTCCGTGACGTTCTAGCGAGTGCCAGTAGCGGCGGTCGTCCTGATAGGCATCGCAGCCCATCACTACGATTTCCTCGAACCCGAGGAAACCGGCGCACCATGTCGCCATCGGTCCGGAGAGGCCGACGTTCGGGCAGGTGCTTGTGAAAAGTACGTCTGCACGCTTGCGGATTACCGCGTATGGCGTGATGACGTTTACTTGGTACTGCTGCACGACGTACCACACGCGGGGGTCGGCAAAAAAACAGTAGTCCAGCGGGAGAATGAGGGCGTGTTGGTTAAGGCCAATCAGCCGACATTCGTCCGGAATCGTGAGCAGGTCGCGGGGAAGAGAAGGCGCACCGCCAAGGATGCAGACCGTCTCTCCCGCGTGACGGTTTGGAAAGGCTTCCAGTTCCATCGGTAGTGGACCGAGGCGGCTTTTACACCGCCCCGGCCCAGCCACTTAGGTCGTGGTGTAGTCGGAGACCACCGCGAAGCTCTCCGCGTGACGGACAGCAACATCGCAGTCCATCAGGGTGCGGATACGCAACGTGCCGGCAGCGCCGCCGGTGTACGGGTCCACGAGAACATCGAGGCCGCCGAAGTAGCCGATGAGCAGCTCGGCAAAGTTGCCGAAGAACATCGCCGAGCAGACGCCCGAAGACGAACCCTTGGTCAGCGCGGAGCTGATTTGCTGGGTCGCCTCGAAGCGGTAGCCGTTGAGGTTCGACGGGTCCTGAAGGATGAAGTTGCCCTCAACACCGCTGGACTGCTTGCCCGTGGTCATCAGCTTGGCCTTGACCTTCGGGTTGGTCACGTAGGCAAGGCTGCCGGCCAGCGCGTTGTCGATTTCGACTTCGCGCATCAAGTTGACGACCGAAGCGAACGTCGGAGCACCGCCGTTCGTGCCGATGGCCACCGAG